GCTATCCAGCAGGTTGACGGCGGCCCGCAATGTGGCTGTCGAGATCGTCGAAGGCGTCGCGCATGTCCTGAGCCGGGGAAGTCCGGGTTGTGAATGCTGTTGATGGTTTCCGCCGTTTGTCATCTGCAACTCGTTTGATCCAGTTTCGAAATGCCGCGTGCCAGTCGCGTTTCAGGCCGACTTGCCCCGTGGCCGCGTTCGCCCAATCACGGAAGCGCTCGAGCTGATCGATGATTTCCGGTTCCGTCAGCCCCCGCGCCAGTGCCATGCCCGTGATGTCAGGGGTCGGCTGGTAATCGGGGGGAATGCGAAATCCACGGTTGGGAGATGGCTTGCGCTCGCGCGCGCGCGTCCCATGGTGAATAGAGGATGGGGGGATTATAGGGGGGGGGTTTAGGAAGGGGTGCAGGGGAAACTCAAGGGGGGGACCAAGGGGGGAAGGAGAAGCGTCACATGTGACGCTCTGTGACGCTTTGTGACGCAGACGGCGAGCAGGGCGAGGCAACTATTAAGCCCTACTTAATAGTTCAAACGGAGGGCGGCCGGACGGTAGAGCGCACCGTCAGCCATTATAGCCTCTGTAGAACACAGGAATGGGAGGCGCGCTGGATTTCCGGCGGGGACCGGATGCCGCGCTGAGCACCCCGGCGCGCGGCATTGAGCCCGCAGACCGGATCACCGCCGCGCTCTACCCGCCGCCTGATCCGTTATGGCCGTGGCTGGTGCTGCTCTGCATCCCAGCCGTTGATCCCGGCATCGAGCGGGGCAGGTATGCGTGGGAGGCATTCGATGAGCAGAATCAGGCTCTCTCTCATCTCACAAAACTCGCGGCGATGACCGGAGAAAATCGCACCACATTCTGCCACCCGCGACACGCCAATGACAACCACAGGAGGATGACATGACCAAGACATTTCACATCGACATCGAACTGACGCGCGGCGACGCTGATGTCGAGCATGACGACATCAGCCGCGCCGAACATGCCGCTCACGATTATTTCACGGCACGCGGGATCGACGGCTGTGAGGCTCAGGCCGAGTATCGGCGGCAATGGGAGGCGCTTGACAGCCATAACGGCATGAGCGGGCTGGCGCTGGATTTCCTCGCCGCTTCCGGCGCCGCCAACCGCGCCCTGACCGAGGGGTGGCACAAGCCGGACGGCGCGTCCTGCACCATCATCGCGTGGAGGCGATGACGATGACCCCCGCTGACCTTACGGCATGGCGCAAGCGGCTCGGCCTCACCAAGGGCCGGGCCGCCCAGCGCCTCGGCATCGGCGTCAACACCTGGGCGCGATACGAGGCCGGGAAAGCACCAGTCCCGGTCTCGATCATCATGGCGTGCAAGTGGATCGTGGCCGAGGATTTCGGACTGGTGGATAGTTCAAACTCCCGCTATTCCTCCTGCACGGGTGGGATGCCGGGCCGATAGTCATCGGTATGCGATGTCCGGGTTTTTATATGCCTCTGCCCATGATAGTGGTGGTCAAGCGCTGTCAGGCCATCAATCAGCGCCGTCGTGGCGGCCAGAACCGCCAGCTTGCGCGCCTTGTGGCCGTAGCGGCGGCGGCCATAGGTTTCAAGTGATTCCTCATTGAGCAGAACCGACGACAGCACGGTGCAGTGGATCAGCCCAACCGCGACAACAGCGCGCTTCCATCTGGTGAGCGCCGCGAGCCTGCGGTCGTTTTCGTGTACCGGCTGGCCGCCGTCCACAATAACCCGCTCCGGGTCGATGACGCCAGAAGCCGCGAGACCGGCGAAATACCAGTCGCCATAGAACCGCAGCCCGGAATGGTACAGGTCGCCGCTGATGACCTTGCGTGAGGCGAGGCGCTCAAGCACATGGCCATCCAGCATGCGGATGGCGTGATGGTGGAGGTTTTCGTCCGGTGTGAACGCCTCGACTTCGCGTCCAGCCCGGCGGAGCCTTTCGGGTGTAGGACCTACATGGCGGTCATCGTCTGTCATGTCTGGCCCCGGACGGCTGCTGTCACGCCGCAGTCTCCGTTGGTGTCCTTGCGGGATGCCGTTTCCCGGCCCCTGGGAGGCCGCTGGCGGGTTTTCCTGTTTCGTGAGTGCCCTGATACCAAGATGCCCCGTGATTGCCGCCAGCGGGCAAATCTGGGGCGTCTGGGGCATGTCTGGTCGCGGGGACCGGCTCCGCCACCAGCGCGGCGCGGAGACTGGCCATAGCCTCGGCTGCCATCCGGGCGCGGGCTTCGGGACAAGGACGGCTGGCCTCGAATGCCGCGCGGTCCTCCGCTTCACGCCTGCGAGCCTCATGCCTGGCGATGACATACCTGGCATTGGCGGCGATTCTCTCTCTCCGGTCTCTCTCTGCTGCGATGGCCTCTGTCACGTCAGCCAGCGTCGGGAGCCACTTGAGGCGGCTGGGAAGGCCATGGACCGGATCACAGACGCGGCGCACAAAATCGGCAGGATGAGACATCAGGACGGCGGTCATTCCGGCGGCATAGGCACGGGCGTCATGAACCTCGCGTGCCGGGTACATGCCGATGAGGGTCCGCGCCAAATCTGCCGCAGTCCCGGCGTCACAGGGCTGGTCCCGGCCCGCCATGGCGTCGAGCACCGCCGTGGCCTGTGCGGTGGTCACGGTGGATTCGAGATTGATCCGGCAATCGCTATCCAGCAGGTTGACGGCGGCCCGCAATGTGGCTGTCGAGATCGTCGAAGGCGTCGCGCATGGCCTGTGCCGGGGAAGGCCGGGCTGTGAATGCTGTTGCTGTTTTTCGCCGTTTGTCATCTGCAACTCGTTTGATCCAGTTCCTGAACGCTGCGTTCCAGTCGCGCTTGAGGCGAACTTGCCCCGTGGCCGAGTTCGCCCAATCACGGAAGCGTTCGAGCTGATCGATGATCTCAGGCTCAGTGAGCCCGCGGTCCATTGCCATGCCGGTCACGTCCGGGCTTGGCTGAAAGCCGGGGGGGATGCGGGCTCCACGGGTGGAAGATGGGGAGTGGCCCGGCGCGATTGCGCGGCCTTCTACCTTTCTTTTTACCTCTGTTTCTACCTCTATATATTTATCTACCCTTGTATCTATCTCTGTATCTGTATCTGTATCTGTATCTGTATGGTTGAGCGTTTGGTCTGCGTCCGTTGAGCGTCCGTTGAGCGTCCGTTGAGCGTCCGTTGCCTTCCTCGCTCTTGCAGACGAAAATCCCGCCCGTTTTGCCTTCTCGGACTTGACGCGGACCTTGTATAACTCTGCGTCAATGCGCTTGTGATGCCATCTGCCATCGATGAGCGTGAAAAACTCGCTCAACGTCTGTTCAACGTCCGTCCAGCGTTCGTCTGGAAGCCGGGCGATGCGGGCAAGCTTCGTGGCTTCAGCCGGAAGCGCCTTGCCGCGTTGCCAATACGTCATAATCAGGAGCAGATAGGCGCCGTGTTCCTCTGTCGTGAGGTGCGCGGCATCGGCCAGATAATCGGCCACATAAAGCGGCATATAGGGGAGGGCACTCATTGCGGCACCCAGACCATACAGGCAGCCTCGCCCGGCGCCGCATCAGCGGCCGTTCCCCCGCGGACTCGATACAGTCTGATCACTGCCTCACCTCCCTTACCACAAGTTGCAAATCCAGCACATTCAGCGCAGCTTGCAGGTCGGCCACGGACGGGCTTCGCCGGTAGCGCCAGTCCGAGATCGTGCTGCGCCGCAATCCTGCACGTGACGCAACCTCTGTCACGGTGGTCTGTTGCCGGTTCATTTCCTCAAACAGCCGCCGCACCAGCGGGTTGGCATGTGCCGGCACCGGCAATTTGCCGCGCCAGCGGGTTCCCCGGCTGTTCGCCATTACTGCCGCGCCTCCCAATGCAGCCCCTCGGGGCCGCACTTGTCGCCATCGGCCCGGTGCGCCTCGGGATAGAAATCGCGCTCAAAAATCACGGACGTGCCCCGGCTCATGATGTTGATTTTCCCGTCACGCATTACCTGTGGCCGCGTGCAGCACAGCCGCTCGACGCCACGGACCTCCGCCATCGCGGAATGACGGCACGTGTCACAAATCCGGGGCGTCATGTCATGGCTGCTGGCCGCCATGGCATCAGGCCCGCTTTGCCGAGCGGGGAGTTATTTCCCCCGCCGCGATCATGGCAGCACGAATAGGCCTGATCTTCTCGTTCTTGGTCCGCAGTTCGATGCAAATCTGCTGATTAGACAGCCCGCCCAGAAGCATGGCGCGGATTTTGAACAACTCGTCATCGGTAAAGGACCGGATGCGCCGGCCGCCCCGGTTCGCCGATTTCTCGCGCGCGGCGGCACCCCATCCGCCACACTCCTGCGACCGGCGCCGCTGCAATTCTCCCCAGGACACATGATCGGGGAGATGGTCCGGGCTGACAATCAGCCGCTCCAGGCTGCCGTTGTGGGCAACCCGGATGAACGATCCGTCCAGGCAGTCCCGCATCAGCCTTTCGATGTCCGCCGCGTCCCGGCACAGAGGGAGACAGGCGCTTCGGATATATGAAAATTCCCCGGCATCAGCCAAATCAAGAGCCATCAGTCGTCCCTCCTTATCCCTTTGATTCCACGGTGATTATTGTCATGCCGCCACCGTCATGCGGCGGATCACTCCCCAGTCCAGCAGTGTTGTGAGTGCCGCCGCGATGTTGTCGACGCAGGCATAGGGCACGCCAGCCTCCCGGCAGCCCTGCTCGAAGGCGGCCTGAGCGGGGCTTTGCTTGCCGCCCCTGGCCTTGACCTCGAGGGCATAGGCGCGGCCCTGATGCAGAATGATCAGATCGGCCACTCCGGCCACCATGCCGATGGCCTTGAGCGATGCCGCCAATCCATAGCTGCGCTTGGCCTCATTCGGCGTATGGAAAAACATCATGCCCGGTTTGCCACATATGCGCAAATGCTGGACAATCGCGGCCTGTAGCCGTCCCTCTGGCTGGGCCGTAATTGGTGCCCGCCGCTTCTTCGCCCGGTACAGGGGAAGCGCGGCCATCACGATGCCTCCGGTGTGTCTGGCAGCAGCCCGGCGGCGCCGAGATAGGTATCGAACAGCTCATGTTGATCAAGTGCGGCCTGGCGCTTGGCCCCGGCCAGCAGCATGATGCGTACAGTCCGGCCAATCAGGGCGGTATCGAGGCCCGAGCCCTTGGCCTCAGCCTTGATTTCGGCGATGTCCGCCGCCAGCGCCTTGCGCTCGGATTCCAGCCGCGCGATGCGCTCGCAGACTAACCGAATCCCTCCGTCATTTGTCAGCATGATATTGCCTCGTTTTGGGGATATCTTCGACCGGATAAATATCAGGCCGCAGATCATGCCGGGACACGCCGGTCGCGCGTTCGACATCCAGCACGCGCTCCGCCGGAACCCGTTTCCATTGCGACACAGCGCAGGGATTTATACCGAGCGTCCGGGCCAGTTCGATCTGTCTGCCGCGCTTGGCTGACAGATATGATTTCAAATGAAACATATGATCCATGCCGGGATTATACGCCCCTCCAATGAGTTAGACAAGATGATTTTTTTGCTTGACTTATTTTTATCCGCGCTTATTGTCAAATTCATACACATGGAGGCGCTGCGATGTCTGATCCCACCACCACCACCACCACCACCGATCCCTGCGAGCCGTGTCTTCCCACGGACCCGCAGGACGCGGCCCGGTCTGATGCAGCACCTCCCGGACCGGGCCGCGAGCAGATCATGAACGGCCTCATCTGGTCCGCGATGTGCCTGACCGAAGACGCGGCGCACAAGCTCTATGACTGCGATGTGCGGCGCGTCACCAGCCGGGGCGACATCGCACTGCAATCCGCCATCGCCGACCTGCGTGCTGCGCTGGCGTATCTCACCGGGGAGGATCGGTGATGAGCAAGCACAACGAATATATGCTTGGAGATGTCACCCGCATGACGGTGGCCGCGTTCGATGCCATGCCGAAGGCAGGCGTCAAGCGCATCTACGCTAGCGGCTGTACGGCGCTGACGGAAATCAATGCGCCAAATGCGGAAAGCATCAACGCCAGCGGCTGCGCGGCGCTGACGGAAATCAATGCGCCAAAGGCGAAAAAAATCTACGCCATCGGCTGCACGGCGCTGACGGAAATCAATGCGCCAAATGCGGAAAGCATCTACGCCAGCGGCTGCACGTCGCTGACGGAACTTCATGCTCCAAAGGCAGTTTACATCGACGCCAGCGGCTGCGCGGCGCTGACGGAAATCAATGCTCCGGAGGCAGAACACATCGACGCCACCGGCTGCATGTCGCTGACGGAAATCAATGCTCCAAATGTGGAGTACATCGACGCCTACGGCTGCACGTCGCTGACGGAAATCCATGCGCCAAATGCGGAAAGCATCAACGCCAGCGGCTGCGCGGCGCTGACGGAACTTCATGCTCCAAAGGCAGTTTACATCACCGCCAGAGGCTGCACGTCGCTGACGGAACTTCATGCTCCAAATGCGGAAAACATCAACGCCATCGGCTGCACGGCGCTGACAGAAATCAATGCACCGAAAGCGTTCCGCATCTACGCTACCGGCTGCACATCGCTGACCGGCATGATCCACGGCGGCATGGATAGCCGGGGCTACCACTTCTTCGGCTTCCCCCAGAACGGCGAATACAGGATTTTCGCCGGGTGCCGGAGCTTCACACCCGAGGAAGCCCTCGTCCATTGGGGGCCGGGTGGGCCAAGCGACAGGCCGGATTGCCTGGCGCTGGTGCAAAAGATCATTGCTGAAATAAAGATGAAGGAGCAGGCGTGATGAGCAAGCACGGCACGACGATTTTTACCGCGCATCACCGCGCCCAAGACGCAGCCAGCCATCTGCTGCTCGCCGCGTGGGCCAACGACTGCCACGGCCAGAACTGGCACCGTACCTATGCCATCGAGCGGCTGACCGCTGCTGCCGATGTGCTCGGCTATGATCTGGTCACGCGCCAGCCCGAAGTACCTGCCGAACCGGCCATGACCGGGACCGACGCGGCAGTCCGCGACGTGCTCCGGGCCACCGCCGATGCAGGCTACATGCGCGCAGCCGATTATGTGGCGCTCAATCAGGCGCCGCCCGCCGTGACCGGGCAACCCGGCTTCGACGGACGCGACATCACCATGAGGGACTAGCCATGACCCACACCACCCCATCCCCGGTTCGCCGGGCATCGCAAGGGCGCAGCGGTTGCGCTCACACAACAGCAAGGGAGCTATCCGGCGTACTGCATAACCATATTCATTTCTGCACCACAAAGGCGGCGGGCCGTCCCTTAGCCAAGCCCGCCGCCGGATGGTCCCTTATCGCAATCGCCACCTATGGCGCCGGGGCATTCGTACTCGGCTTCGCGGTTGTGGGAGGGTTTCATTGATGGACAGAAATGAATGGCTGGCTCAGCGCCGTACTGGAATAGGCGGGTCGGATGCCGCCGCCGTACTCGGATTGAGCAAATGGAAAACCCCGCTCAGCGTATGGCTCGACAAGACCGGCCAGAACGGCAGCACACCGGAAAGCGAGCCGATGCGATGGGGGACGCTGCTTGAGCCGGTGGTCAGGCAGGAATATGCCGAGCGCAGCGGCAACGAGGTCCGCCAGCCGGATACCATCCTGCGCCACCCCACACACCCGTTCATGCTGGCGAACATCGATGGCGTGACCAGTTCCGGGCGCCTCGTAGAAATCAAGACATCTCGCACCGCAGAAGGATGGGGCATTCCGGGGACTGACGAAGTGCCAGAGGATTATCTGATCCAGGTCCAGCACTACATGGCCGTCACGGCGCTGCCGGTCGCGGACATCGCGGTACTGATCGGCGGATCGGATTTCCGCATCTACACCGTCCCCGCCGACGCGGAATTGCAAGGCATGATGATCGATGCCGAAGCGCGGTTCTGGTCGTCGGTTGAGCGCAACGAACCGCCGCCGCCGAAATCCTACGCCGACGTGCAGGCAATTTTCGGCTCAGCGGCGCGGGCCGGGGCCACAATAAAGGCCGATGATACCGTGATGGCCGCGATTGATCATCTTCGCGGTATCCGCGCCGACATCAAGCGCCTGGCCGATGCCGAGGAAGAGCAGAAAGCCATCATCATGGCCGCCATGGGAGAGCATGATACGCTGACCGATGCCAGCGGCGCCACGCTGGCAACATGGCGCATGGGCGCCGCGCCGAAGCGGCTTGATGCCAAGGCGCTTGCCTCTGCACACCCCGAAATTCATGCCGCATTCATCCGCGAGGGTGAGCCATCACGACGCTTTTTGATCAAGGAAGAAAGGCAAAACCCATGACCGTTCCATTCAATCCGTTTTCCGGCGACGTTGTGGCACGGCCCGCCGCCGCGCCGGTGACAGCCCCGGCCCACACGGACCAGCAGCGCGCCATTGCCGAGGTGCATGCCGCAATGGTCATCGCACGAAGCAATCCGCGCGATCCGGTCGCAGCAGTTGACAGGATACTGAATGCCTGCACCCGCCCGACGCTGGCGGAAAAGGCGCTTTACAGCTACTCGCGCGGCGGCACGGACATAACAGGCCCGTCGATCCGGCTTGCCGAAGCCGTAGCGCAGCAGTGGGGAAATATTCAGTTCGGCATCCGGGAGATAGAACAGCGCGGGGACATGAGCACGGTTCAGGCTTTCGCGTGGGATGTGGAAACCAACACCCGGCGCGAAGTCACGTTCCAGGTGCCGTTGATCCGCCACACCAAGAAGGGAGCCTACCGTCTCGAAGACCCGCGCGACATCTATGAAATGGTCGCCAATCAGGGCGCCCGGCGGCTGCGCGCGTGCATCCTGGCGGTCATCCCCGGCGATGTCATCGAGGCCGCCGTCGATCAGTGCGAAGCCACCCTTCATGCCAAGGCAGACACGGGGCCGGACGCGATACAGAAGATCATTGCCGCCTTTTCAGAGTTCAAGGTGACAAGAGAACAGATCGAGGCCCGTATCCAGCGGCGCATCGATGCCATTCAGCCCGCCCAGGTCGTCAGTCTCAAGAAAATTTATGTCAGCCTGCGTGACGGTATGAGCACGCCCGCCGACTGGTTCGATGTGGCCCCACAGCAGGCGGAAACGGGATCTGCAACACCAGGCAAGTCGAGGACCGACGCGATCAAGGAGAAGATCAAGCCAGCCCAGCCCGCCACGCAAGCCGATCCCGAAACCGGCGAAATCATCGATGGCCCATCGGCTGCCGATGCCTACCGGCTCGGGTGCGAGGCACGCAGCGCAAACCGGCCATGTAGTGTCCCGCGCGAGATCGCTGACATGGGCGAGCCCTTCGCGGAGGCGTGGAAGGCCGGATGGACCGAGACCGATGAAATAGCCGCCCAGGACATCTAACCCTGCAACGGCAACAAGGAGAAACAACATGCACAGCTATCACCAAGGCGACATTAATTTCTATCCGCTCTCTCTTTTCAACAAATCTGCCGATGACGTGTCCCGCAAGAACATGATCCGCACCACAACACACCAGCTACTCATTCAGGAGGGCGAGATCACGGGCCATCATCACGGTATATGGTTCATGCCGCAACCCGTCGCGCTCCGTGAGAGCGGCTCCGGTTCTGGCGGTAACGATGCGGCGGCGGACGTTCTCGCCAAAGCCGTGCGAGGCGATCTGGCTCCGGCCCGCCTTTATGCAGATGCAGAGCTTGTGGCCTCGCTCCGTCTCGACGCGGGCTCCCCAGTTGTCGGGTTTCTCATCGCGGATGAGGCCGTGATTATACGCCATGCAACAAGAGAGGGATCGCCCACCGGCGAGCATGGAGACATTCGGCTCCCTGCTGGCGGCTATCTGGTGACTGGCAAGCGCGAATGGACGGCTGGCGATGAACGCAGGGTGCAGGATTAAGGACAATGGCAAAAATCAACAGCATGACGCCCGAACAGATGCAGGCGATGATTGCATATCGGGCGGAATGGATCAGAAACGGCGAAAGCACAGAACGCAATGATCCGGCACAAATCAGAGAGGCCGTCGCGTCTATTTATGCTACGGCCAACTTAAGTGTGCCATCCGTGATTGTCATGGACAGTCCGCTTGGGTGTTTGATTGCTCGCGCTATTGTTATGAATATGGCCAACCTCGGGGCCAATCTCGGGGACAATCTCGGGGACAATCTCTGGGCCAATCTCGGGGACAATCTCTGGGACAATCTCTGGGACAATCTCAGGGCCAATCTCGGGGACAATCTCTGGGACAATCTCAGGGACAATCTCAGGGCCAATCTCTGGGCCAATCTCGGGGACAATCTCAGGGACAATCTCTGGGACAATCTCTGGGACAATCTCGGGGACAATCTCAGGGACAATCTCGGGGACAATCTCTGGGACAATCTATGGGACAATCTCGGGGCCGATGTCATGGC